AGTCTGCGCTTTACATTTATGTAAAGCGCATTCTGTCGGAGGACGCTCCTTATGGATTTTGAGCGTCGTTCGCCATTGCTCTAGGAGTTTGCAATGGGATCGTGAGTTATTTTGGGCCCTAGGGCCCTTAATGACTTTGGTCGTTGAGACAAGGTGTGGGTGCCGCTGAGACGGACATGTCGAACGGATTTACCGTGATAGTACCCACGCTCCGAGAATAGGGAAAGCCCCCTAATTATCGAATTCCTTTTTTCCATAGCTCACTTATTAACAATACGACTCAGAGCTTGTGTAATGAGGGTGCAGGAGGTGACGTCGAAACTTGTGATCGTAATAAGCAAGTGCCCCATACTGACAAGAAGGTACACCGGTAGTGCTAGTTGGCTTGAGATAGTTCATGATTTAATCACATGATGTTGATTCTCATACAACGTTAACGGTGGACAGAGAAATCTAGGTAAAGTATCTGTCGCTAATGGCTTACAAACCATGGTTGCCGACAACTGCATCGAGCTCATTTAGTAGTAGAGTTGGACGATAAATAAGTAACTATTGTCTTTTTTCGTTGTTTATTTCATAATAATGACTAAAGGGCAGGCGGGGAGAAAGCCCGCGCGCGGGGCCAAAACACCTGGCGGTAATAGGACTTATGTCGCGAAACCGAAGGTAGAATCTCTCAAACAGACTAAGAATGTTGATGGGAGAGAGGCAATAGAGCGTATGGAAGAGAAGGACGACTTTGTTTTGGAAACAAAAGAGGAACGGAAACTCGTTGGTGAACGAGGAGTGGTTCCTATAGCCACTGTTGCTACCCAGATTAGAAATTTGTGGGACACACCATATAAAACTAGAAGAAAACTTAATGGTTTGTGGTATGAACTCATTAATGGAATTTGGGAGTGCAGTGCTAGCACCAACTTGGGACCACCGTTGGTGAAGGCTAAAATGGATGACGACCCATTTAAAGCCTTAGAGCAACAGATGTTATGGTATTGGAAAGGTAAACCGCGTAATCAAAAGGAAGTGTTGTCCTTCTTGAATCGCCTTCCCAATATCATCAAGCGATCTAATGCTGATGGTCTGTCAGAAGACGTTGTGAACGATTTATTTGCAACTGTTTACATATCGCAACCAGTCTTCTGTCATAATACGGGTAAGTGGATTAAGCCCGTCGACGCTTCAGGAATGAGTTACTATAAACGTTGGAGGAATATGGGTGAATCGCCTTTCGCCCTTATGTCTGAAAGCTTGTTTGGCATTGATGCCAATGCAATTGATATGACCAATCGTTTACTTAGTACGGGGGAATTCCGTCAAACCAATACCGCTCGAACGATCATGATTGGGGCAGCCACTGTGGCTGCCACTTCCATGGGGCTGGCATTTGGACCACAAGTGGCTGCCTTGTTTGGAGCCTATTCCCTCGGAGTTTATGCTTATAATAGATTGACCATTGCTACCCCGATAGTTTCATATTTCGGAGAGTATAAAACTCATACTACATACTGTGATCCTGACATCGAGTTTATCGATGTTAAGGATGGGAAATTTGTGTCCCCGTCATCTTTGCAGCTAAAGTATCCCATGCATCCCTCTGCTGCATTAAAATGTCCTAGTGTACATACGTGCACTGGATCGAGGAAGTTACCAGTCATTTTTAGTGTGTCTGTCAAACCCACAATACCAACCAATTGCTCGCATAATATATATAAAGCACTCGTATCTAGGCAACTGATTGATGGTGTGGCTTACAACAAATTGACTGGGGTAGACTATAACCCAAACTCTTGGAAAGAAGGAAGAATTAAGTTTATGCAGCGTTTGTTTGATCCTACAGCTCGCAAACGCAATTATAATCTTCTAGAGGGTTTGGACGAACTTAAACAAAAGTATCCACACGTATTGGGGCAATTTGAAATCACGTTACAAGAATTTTTGAGAAGATATCCTGAAACAACGCGAAATCAAATGTTAAAAGAATACGAAAACTTTTGTGAGGGTAGGGCTGTCAAGCCTGATGGATTAACAAAAATGTTTGTCAAAATAGAAGCACTGCTGAAAGACGTTGTTCTTGATGGATTTGACCCTCGGGCCATTTCCGGCAAGAAAGCTGAGTATTTGTTGTTCACATGCTTAGTTTATTACGCATTTCAGAAAATGATGAACATTGAGTTATTCAATGCTGACAGCCCCTGGTGTTGTTCATCAGGCATGACTGGTGAACAAGTCGGTCGCTGGTTCGAGTACTGGCACGGACAGGGCTACACAAATATAATTTGTGTTGATTATTCCCGATTTGATGGTAGTCGTACTGTTGAGTCCATACAGGCAGTGAATGACTTCACTCATGCCATTTTACATGATTATGACTGTGAAATATCGTTATTTGACAACTTGAAGGACCGTGGGGTTGCAAATGATGGTACTCGGTATGAGCGAGACGGAGGGTTTTGTAGTGGGAGAATCGACACAACTGAAGGCAACACAATAGCCAATTTTATATCGATAGATTACGGAATTGAAGGTATTGACTATGTGTGCATTGTCATTGGCGATGATAGTATTATTTTAACGCGCACTCCTATTGATTTGGTTAAATACACTTGGCGTTTACGCACAATGGGATTGGTGCCTAAGATAAATCAAACTGATGACATTTATGCCGTCGAATATTGCTCCAAATGGTTTTGGCCCACAAACACCGGATTGGTCTTAGATATGAAGGTAGGACGATATTTAGCTAAGACCTTTTTCATGAAGTCACAAAAGACAGATGATGAATTAGCCATGATAGCCCGTGGCATAGTTCTT